GTTGATCTTATAGACCTTACCGCTCGAAGCTGCGTTAGCCAGCAGTACAACTGCCGTCGTTCCGGTCGGCGAGTAGTACGTCGTTGTACCGTATATGGTAGTGACGTTAACAATGTTTGGGTTAGCCATCGACCAGACTCCTTAAAATCCAAAAATCATCGCCATAGCGATTGATTTTCCGGTGGAAACGCCGGTTGAGGCGATTGTAATACTGCCCGCACCGTTCGTAACTGTAATGTTTGACCCTGCGGTAATCGTCGTGCGGGTAAAACCCGTGCCGTTACCAATATCAATTTGACCATTCGTAGGCGTACTGGTGAGGCCAGTACCGCCGTTTGCAATGCCCAACGTGCCGGTTATGCCAGTGGAAAGCGGCAAACCGGTCGCATTAGTCAAAGTTCCCGAGGACGGGGTGCCTAGCGCGCCGCCGTTAACGACAAACGCGCCAGCCGATCCCGTATTGACACCCAACGCCGTGACAACGCCCGTGCCGGTCGTAACCGTACTGGGCGCTATACCTGCGCCGCCACCGACTACAAGGGCATTAGCCGCCAAGGCGCTTGATGACGCAAGCGTGCCGGCTGCTGAGTAATACAGGACGCCGCCGCTCGTGCCTGCAGTCAATCCCGTACCGCCATTAGCGACCGCAAGCGTACCAGCAAGCGTTACAGCGCCCGTGGTGGCCGTAGACGGCGTAAGGCCGGTTGTGCCGCCGCTAATGCTAGTGACGCCAGCCGAACCGACCGAAGTAAACGACCATGCCGCGTAAGTACCAGAGCCGCCCGTCACATCCACGTTTACCGTCATGGATGTACCGCTAAAGGCGGTAATGTTTCCTTCCATGAAATTGGTCGGGGTGGTGGTATAGGCCACACGCACCCGCGAGCCAACCGTAAACGCCGTGTTAGTGGCGTTAAGGTTCGTCGTAAAGGTTTTGCTGCCCGTGCCGATTAGTACAGACGAGGCAGACGACAAACCGTAATAGCCGATGCCGATCTGCGTTAGCTGATTTGCCGTGACAATGACGCTTGCGGTAGTTGGCGAAGTTGGGGACGTGCCTGCGGCATATGCTTGTAGCGTTACTGCCGTAGACGTTGCAGCCCATACAAACTCAACGTAATCGCCAGCCGAAAGATTTAAAACGTAGTTCCAACCGACAACAATGTGACCGTCCGTACCGCCGTGACTGTTGGGAACCGAAATGTATCCGGTTGATCCAGAAACATCCGTGCCGTTGATGCGAATCCACACGCGCACGTCTTGAAGCGACGTGCTGGTGCTTTGGAACTGTCCCGACCATTGAATGTTGTAAACACCCGCGTTCGCAAAAACGATGCGCGAAGTGGGCGAACCACGGGTTACGCCGTTGACGTAATCATCCGTATTCAGCGTAATTGGATATGCAATGGTTGTGCTTGCAATGGTCTGCGTGGTCGTATCTTGGAATGCACCTGCATAGGCAGTTGACCCAACGCCAGACGAAATGCTTGACCAAACCGGCGTGCCCGCGCCTGCCGATTGCAGGTATTGCCCTGCCGTACCGACGCTCGAATACAGCAGCGCCGTGCCGTTACCGTAAGCCACACCACCCGCAGTCGGGGTCGCAGTGCTATTGGTACCACCGTTCGCAGTGCCAAGCGTACCGGCAATCGTAATCGTGCCAGAGCCCGTAACTGGGCCGCCAGATGTCGTTAACCCCGTCGTGCCGCCCGATACGTTAACGGACGTAACCGTGCCGGTTCCACCAACGCTCGTCCATGACAAAGCGCCTGCGCCATCCGTTTTAAGGACTTGGCCGCTGGTGCCGTCCGCCGAAGGCAACGTGTAAGTTGTTGATCCTGCCGCTGCAGCCGGTGCTAATCCGACATAACCAGAAGTTGAGCCTGAAAGCCGAATTGTGCCTTTTACATCAAGTGCGCTACCGGGGTTATCGTTGCCATTTCCAATGCCAACATTACCCTTGAAGTAATTTTTAGCATCGCCGGAAAAATACAATCCCCATTTATTTGCCCCGACATTGACTGACGAAATATAACCATAAACCGCTTGGCCTAAAGTAAAGTCCTCAGCCCAATAACCGACTTGGTTGTTGACAACAGAATTTGATCCTAATGCGCCATTTTTTGCGGCAAAATGGTAATACGTTCCAACTATATAACTTAATCCAGATGCTTGCGTATTAAGTTCAGACAACACGCCGGTTGCGGGATTATTAACCGTTGACGCAACCGTTCCACGATTGCCGAACGCATACGAATAACCGGCAGCGGAAACTGGCAAAACGCCAGAAATGTTGACTTTGGTGTCCGAAGACGTTGTACCGCCAATACCGACGTTATTGCTACCGTTGATAATAAAATCGGACGTGTTTTTAATAATTTTGCCGGTTGTCCCGTCAAATCGAGCAACAGCATTGTCAGTTGCCGACGCAGGGCCCGTGACATCACCAAGGCCCGAACCCGCTGCGGTTAACGTAATCGACCCGTTACCGTTTGTAATCGAAATGCCGGAGCCTGCCGTCAACGTGGCTTTGGTTAGGCCGCCAGCCGAATTACCAATGAGGAGCTGACCATTGGTGTACGAGGTTTGCCCCGTGCCACCATTATCCGCATCAAGCGTGCCCGCCATCGTGAGCGTGCCGCTCGATGTAATTGGGCCGCCGGAGAACGTCAGTCCGGTCGTACCGCCCGAAGCGTCGACCGAAGTTACGGTACCGGAGCCGCCACTCGTCGCGGCAATCGTAATTGTGCCGTCGCCATTGGTAATAGTGACGTTAGAGCCAGCAGTCAGCGTGGATTTGCTCAAACTGCCCGAGGCATTGCCGATGAGCAGCTGGCCGTTTGTGTACGTCGTTTGACCCGTGCCACCCGTGTTAGTGCTTAACGTGGAGGTCAGTCCAGCCGCGTTACCACTAATGTTTCCGGTAATTTTGGAACCGGCGAGCGACGTAATCCACGACGGGTTGGCATACGAACCGGATGTATAAACGCCATTGGTGACGGTTCCGGCGTTTCCGGTAACGTCAATCGACCACGTTCCAGAAGCGCCCGAACCAGAGCGGCTTGGTACATCGAGATTCGTGCGCGCATTAGCAGCCGTGGTGGCTCCCGTACCGCCGTTATCAACATCTAGTGTTCCACCAAGCGTAATAGTACCAGTGGTAGTGATCGGGCCGCCGGTTGCGGTAAGGCCCGTGGCTCCACCGGAGACATTAACGGACGTAACCGTACCGGCACCTGCCGAGGTAAGGATGTCCGAAACGGTTGTTTTCTTCGTAACATCGCTTTGGACTACCGGGACGAGTTCTGCGCCAGTAAGCGCACTCGCTGACGGTAAGTCAGAGATTTTAGTCCCGGCCATTACTCACCTCACTCAAATACGACGGTCGCGTTAACGGTTCCACCAATTACAACGTATAGCCCTTTATTAAAATACATCCCACCGTCGCCACCCAGATAGCAATACTGGTTTGCAGCGGTCGGCGTAAAGGTCGCCACCATCGTCGTATTGGTCGTCGTACCGTCAAACGTGTCGTAAATCGTGATCGTCGGCGTGCTCGAAGCGGCGCTAACGAAAATGCCCTTAAACTTACCGGCGGCAGGCTTCACCTGCTGAGTCGCCGTGATGTAATGGTAATTAGCCATGTGAGTGTCCTATGCCAAAAAGCGGAGTTTATACAACGTAGAGAGATACTGGCCGACGATCTCGTCGATGATGTTTTGCAACGCCGTATCCGTTTTCTCGCAGACTTCATAGCGAGCCGCTTCAAGTTCTGCCAACTGATCTTGCAGAAACTCGGTGACGTTCGTGGTTTTCTTCGCTGACATTAGCGAAATCGGGCCGATGAGCCCGTGACGACCTTGGTAGGCTTCGGCAAACTTGTCGGCCAAGTCCACAATCGCGTCGTAAAACTCGTTTAGCGCAACGTGCTTGGCATACGAGCGCGTGTTCAAATGGACGCTATGCGTCACATCCCGCGCTAGGAACAACATTCCAACAAAGTCTGCCGGTTTCATTGCATACCCTCGCCCATGTCGGGCATCTCACGCTCGGGCATCATGCCCACGATGTCGCCTGTAGCAACCGCAGCGTGGATTGTACCCCGAACGATGTCTTGTATCTGTTCTTCCGACATCCCCGCTTGCACGGCAGAGATACGGCGCGTTTCGGCTTCGTATGCCTTGATGTCGGCTTCGTATTCTTTAATGCGATTCTGCTGCGCCTCAATGGATTGATGCACGGCGTTGAGCATCTGGTGCATCTGGTCCATTTCCGCAGCCATCGCCTGCATCTGCTGGTTCGCAGCCTGCAACGCCGGGTCTTCTTCGTCTGCCAAGAGTTTTGGATCAATCATCTTGGAAAGACGCTTGCTAATTTCCTGCGCACCCGGCCAATCCATGTTCTTGACGAACAGGTCGCCAGCGACTTGCCACAACTGCGGGTTACCCTGCAACAGCTGCGCCATTGCGTCCATCGACTCTTGACGCTTAGTCATGTACGACGGGCCGGTCGTGACGCACACATCGTACTTACCCACAGACGGGTTGTAGATTTTCTCAATTACCACGCCCGTCTGGTCGACGATCTTGCGCACCGGCTCTTGTTGAGTCGGGTCGATCTTGACCGTTGAGATTTCCCCGTCGATGCCGATGATGCGCGCAATGCGCTGCGTATCGTAAATCTTGGGGATCAAGTCAACGAGTTGGCGCGTGGAATAGCGAATGGCGCGAGCCAGGTTGTCAACGTAATGGTATGTGCCTGTGTCGCCTTGCTTTTCACGCGCCAGAATGGCCCGACCCGAACGCTCGTTAGACGTAGCGCCTAGGCTAGAGTCATATTGACCCGTCGTTGATTTGATGTCATCCGACGCGCCCATTTTGGCTTGAATCAAGCCGGTTTGAGCAAGCGGCGGGGGTGCGCGCTGCGGCAACGGCAGCGTATTCCCCGCGCCGTCCGTCACATCGGGATTGACTTCAAGATACGGCCAGTTCGTCGTGTTGGCCGTCTTCCATTGTTGTTCGTAGCCTTCAAATTGGCCGCCGTAGCCAATGAACGGGGCTTTTGGTGCCAAAGCCAACATTTCGGCTTCTTGCGACACCCAATAGTTGTACATACGTTGCGCATCTTTGGCGTTGCGCACAAGGCCCGAAATATAGACCTGCCCGTCGACTTCAAATTCGTTTCCGATGACGCGAATGACGGGAATGTACGAACCCGCCCAATCGCGTTCTTCCAAAATCTCGTACCCGTTGGTCTTCATCCACTTGACTTTGCGGACATCGACTTCGCGGGTACGCACGGGGGCCATGCCCACGGCTTCAAACTGCGCGGCTTCGGGCGAACCTTCAAAAGCCGTTTGGTTGCCGGGGTATAGGTTAAGCGTCTTGCGCTCATGCTCAATGTAAAAGTATTCCGCAATACGGACGGTGTTTTCGTCAATCCACTGCGAAATGGACGAATCGCCCACGCCCTGCGCCATGATCGACGTGATGGGTTGCGCGTCGGGGAACATCCGCTCGTATTCTTCGCGGGGCACGTCTTCGGTGATAAAACACCATTCCGCGTCTTCACCGCACGGGTCTTGAATCGTCGGGTCCATGTAGACGCTGAACGAATTGCGAATCCGCGCAATGCGTAGGTCTTGGTCAAACGATTTGTCGTCGCAGTATTCGGTGAGGATGCGGAAATAACCCTCGCCATACGTCACTTGGTTTTCGCACGCGGTGTCATAGGCGACATCGGCGTTGGAAATGTACTCAATGTGACGCACCATGCCGTCAAACACTTGCGCGACTTCGATGTCGGCAGCGTCATCGACCGGAATGACTTTTCCCGCAGGGCGGTTCTGGCGTTGATCGTTCGTCACCTGCCGGACGTGCTGCGGGAGCTTGTTGATCGTTAAGCACGGGCGAGCGTTAATTGTCTGGCCCTGCACCGATCCACGAGTGGCAAGCACGTCCGCCGGCCATTGCCACTGGTTATCTGGAGAACCTGCCATAAAACGGAGGTCATCCAGCTCATCCTCGCGGCTGTCTGAATACGCCCCCAAGGCAACCTGCAAGCGATGACGGGCCTGCGACAGAATGTCGGCAGGGTCACGTCCACCACGCCGGGTTGGCGTGTTAGCAACCTTTGCTGCGCCTGCAATGCCGGTAGGGTCTTTCGCCATGAGTTACTTCTTACCTTTTCGGCTTGCCACTTTTCGCTTTACGCTGTACGCGATTGCGACGGCTTGTTTGACCGGCTTTCCGGCCTTTACTTCCGCTCCGACGTTTTTTCGGAACGCTTGCTTGCTCGACGATTTCATCAGAGGCATACGAATTACTTTCTCTTTTTGGCGGTTTTAGCAGATTGACGAAATGCTTTAGCCGTTGGAGCATTTTTTGCGCCCACTTTGCGCATCCGTTCGCCGCTTCCCGCAGCGATTCGCGCACGCTTAGCATGAATATTTGCATAGAGACCACGCTTTGCCATTAGCCACACTTCCATCGCCGCAAAGACGCTTTAGCGCGCTCCGCAGGGCCTTTTGCCTTACGCACTACGCCCTTCATGCGGGCGCAAAACGACTTTTTACGTCCAGCATCGGCCTTTGACTTCGGATTCGGCGCAGGGGCTTTTAGTTTCGACCCGGTTGCGCGGTTGTACTTAGCGCGACCCTTTGCGGTAAGGCCGGCACCTGCCTTGGTCGACAGTTTTTCGCGACGCCCTACGGATAACGAAACAGACTTAGCCACTACGCACCCATCCACGAAGTCAACACGGCGTCTCGACTTGACAAACGCCGTGTACCTGCATCTCTATATTCCCGCGAAGCCACCGGAAATGCAAATGTTACTGCAAGCGCATCGGCGGCATCGGGTGAAGCCAAGCCACGCGCTTTCATCTCTTTTTTTCCTTCCAGCTGAATGGCACCGGATGAGTCGAGTTTATGGTGCGGCCCGCAGAGGTCAGACTTCAGCGCACGGTCGGACGGAATCGCAGCGGTCTTCAGCCACTCGCGCATATTGCCCCAGAGTTCGGCGCGTTTGTTTTTCCACATGATCGGGTTCTTGGCTTTCCAGCCGAAGTTCACGCCGCGCACCTGGCGATAGCGTTGCTCTTTCAGTCGGTCAAGGATGCCGTATCCCAAACCGCCTTCGTCGATGACGGCTAGGGCGGGGTTGTATTCCTCGATGGCGTCGATGACGCGGCCCACAATCTCCATCGTGTCTTCGCCCTTGTAGCGTTTGATTGCCACAATGTCGCGTCCTTGTCTGACCACAATGACGGTGGAGTCAGCCCCACCACGGGCAGGGTCAATACCGAGGATAATCGGTGCGGATAGGTCTTTGTGAGCAGGTCTGCGGGTGGCTTCTTCCACCAACTGCGGCGAAATAAACTGCTCATCACCGGCCAGCGGGAATTCGCCATACACTTCGACCTTCGCTTGGATGGAATCGGCCCCGTATTCCTCAATAATCTGTTCGTACACCGCTTTATCGGTGTCTTCCACGTCGCGGGCGTCGATATTTTGGGTCATCCAGAAGGCACGTTTCCCGTGGAACGTCTCGAAAAAATACCCTTCGTTGCGTCGGGGGTTACTAAACGCAAACCAGAAACGGTTTGGCGTGTTTTCCGTGAAAAAGCCTGCCGTGACCGACCAGATGGGGTCGGGAATACCGCTCGCTTCGTCGAAAATGACCAGCACGCCATCGTGATTGTGAACACCGGCGTAGGAATCTGGGTTTTCTTCCGACCACAAACGACCTTCGACCGACCAATAGCGGGTGCCTTTCTTGAGGTCACGCTCGACCAACTCTGCCAGCCACTTAGCCGGCATGACGCGGGTAGCCGAGATTTCAAACCAATGGGAGTTAATCAGCAACGCCGCCCACTTGGTAATTTCTGCCCAAGTGACTGAGCGCAGCTGTGCTTCGGAATTGGCCGACACGATGGTCGTTGAGCCGATACGGGTAGAGAGCATCCACAAGATTAGCCATGACACGAGGGCGGATTTACCGATACCGCGACCCGACGAGGTTGCCATGCGCAACACTTCAAAAGCGGTTGCTGTCTTGTTCTTAGCAATATGGTCGGCCACCTGCCGCAACACCGCACGTTGCCATTTACGGGGGCCGGAGAAGTGTTCTAACGGCGTGCCTTGCTGTCCCCAAGGGAAAGCGAACATCACAAAGGCTTCGGGGTCGTCTTTAATCTTGGGTGCCCACACCCGCGCCATCAGCAGTTGTTCGTCTTCGGGGCTATAGATCGGCAGTTGCATTGAAATCCTGTAAGAGGGTTGGGCGGGGTTCCGACTGCGCGGTCAATGCAGGCCGTTCAGCATCAAATACTCGGCCTGTGAGGACGCGAGACTCCGCCTCTTGCAACGCGGCAACGATGCTGATTTGCGACTTAACATCCACCTGCACTTGAGTCTTGGCAACCCATCCGTGAAGGTGTTTAAGCAACTCAAGCGCGGACTTTGCGTCACCATCGAGCGCAGCATTACGCAGCACTGACGCCGCCTCAACTTCAGCGTCCGCACGACCCTTTGCCTCTGCAATCGACGCAGCATTGTCTAATTGGCATAACTGGCGAAACTCCACAGGCTGCAAACCCGCAGCATACGCCAACGCATCACCCTTCAACCCTAACCGGGAAGATTCGTAAATCTTCTCCAGAAGGTCGGGCGAGGCTTTCACCTCACGCGGGACAAACGAGATCGACTTAAATGCGGTCACAAGAGAAAGTGTAGTGGATGTAAAAAAATAAAAAAAGTTTTTGTGGGTCCATCGTAACAATGACCGGTCGCCCGTCGGCCCTACCCCCCCCTGTCGTTTTCACGCAACAGTTGCCTGCACGCAACACGCAAGCGTGATGTTGTTTCTACGCAACAGTGCGCTAAGTGTGGCGTAAACGCAACAAGTTGTGCGGGTGCAACATGACCACGCAGTGAACGTCTGTGGATAACTTGGCAATTATGTTGCAGTGTGGTAGGAAAAGTATGGTGCGTTTCAAGTCGTTCTAAGAGTGTGTCTATATCACTATATTCTTGCCTTTTTTTATCCATCTATTAGACACCCTACTTTTTATACCACGCCGCACTTTTAGTTGTGATTTTCAGTCACTTAAGCGTTGCCGCTCGATCATGCCACCGTTTACACAACCTACTACGCTTGAGCACGTCACAACATGGATTGCTGCAAAGTGTTGTCATTGTTGTATGTTCGTGGTGGTCTGTTTCCGTATCAGCCTACAACAAATCGTCCGCATGCCGGGCAGGTGCAGCAATACTTGTTGCAACCTATTGCGTTGTGCTATTGTTAGTTTCGTTGAATAACTAACCGGAGAAAACAATGCAAAGTCAGATATTGGTTTATGGGTTGCCGCGAGGTGAAACCCGAGACTTTATGGAACAGCTTTTGGCGGCTAACTGCCGCACGCCTGCAGATATTGATGCTGTTAAGTCTGCGGCAACGTCGCAGGGTTGGCACTCTATCCGTGTGACAACGTGGGACGGCTCGCCGCCTAACTTTGCGAAAACGGTGGGCTAATGGAATACCTAGTCGCACTCTTTTCTGGCTTCTTTCTTCCGTTCTTGGCGTTTGCAGCACTATCCGTTGTGGCTGCCATCGTCGAATACTTCAACGCTAAATAATCGGAGAACCATGCATGAACACGCTCAACGAAAAAGGCATAACAAGGCTGCAGGATTGGCTACGCGACAATTGCACCCACCCGCCGATTAATTCCGCTCAGCTTGAAGCCTGGGCTGCTGATGCCGAGCGATCAGACCCGCCGCACGTTGAAATTCCGAAACGTCTTTCGGTGTCACAAGTTCCAGTCTGCTTATCGTTCGATTCTTCTGAGTATTTTACGACTTTAGACGCTTAATCCGTTCGTATCCTGTAGCCAATGGGTGACCGTTGGCTATGGGATGCGTTGGGCATCATTTAATCGGAGAACCATGTTATGCAATTTTCCATTGCTGTCGATTCAATCAAAGCACTGCTCGTCGCTGCCGCGAAGAACGACGTGCGTTACTACCTAAACGGCATTTGTATTGACGTGCGCGGCACTGATGCGGTCGCCGTCGCCACTGATGGGCATATGCTGCTCGCACTGCCGCTTGAGCGTGCCGAAGGTGACGAGTCGCCGCTTGTGCCTGGGCAATACATTATTGCTCGCGATGCGCTCGACAAGTTAAAAGCTCCCTTTAAAAACGGACACGTTACCTTGTCGATCGACGCGACCGCTCAGTCGTTGACGATCGGCGCATGGGGTAGCACGACAACTACTAAACTCGTCGAGGGCCGTTTTCCCGAGTGGCGGAGAGTCATCCCGCACACTGTGTCGGGCCTGGTGTCGCAATTTGATGCCGATCTTGTCGCCGCATTTGGGAAAATTAATAAACTGTTGGGGTCGAAATACTCGCCCGCTATCGCTCACAATGGCGGCGAAAATGGCGACGGTGCGGCCGCTCGGGTCATGCTGACGGGTGACGCGGTAGGCGTAATTATGCCGATGCGATGCGACCGCATAACGTCCGTAGACGTGCCCGCTTGGGCCGACTTTGCGCCGACTGCTACTGCTGCCGCAGCCTAACCCGTTCGCAGCCTGTAGCACCTTCCTTCGAGGGTGCTATGGGGTGCACTGGGCACCTTATCGGAGTTAAGACAATGCAAACTCTTATGCTTTCGTGGTCTACGTCGCGCGGTGTAAATACTTACGGGTGGAACATCTGCCGACTTGACGATACGGCCACCGGAAAACGTTATCGGACGTCCGGCGGCGGTTACGATATGCTCGGCACGGTGTTAGCTCAATGGCTAACCGATGCCCATCAAGATCGGCTGCGCGCAATTGGTGACAAGGCGGGCAGTTATTACAGCAAGGCCGGCGGTCATAAGTCGCACCGCGTCCCTAGCTCGTCCCTGCCTTTCGGCCGTCCCGACCCTGCGTATTTTTACGGTATGACGCGAAACGATGACACCGGGCGCATATCGCTCGACGGTGCGTGCGGTGTTCAGACGATGTTATCAGTCGCTTTAGCGATAGGGTTCAATATCTCTCGGGTAGGCGATAAAAAAGGCCGCACCGTTGCCTTTGTCGTGACCAATAGCACCGCGCAGGTGGCCGCATGAAAACTTACGACGTGACGATACGGGCGACCGTTGTAAAAACGATTCGCGTGCAAGCCGACGACGAAGACGCAGCCTATATTGAGGCGCACGAGGTGTTCGACGTGACCGACCCCGGCGACCGCGAGCGGTACGACGAAGAGACCGTAGATTTGCGGGAGGTGACCGCATGAACGCAGAAGAAGCTTTAGAGCTAGCCCTAACGCTAGCCATTACCGCACCCGACGACGACACGGCGTCGCAATGCGTAGCAATGGCTGAAGAAATAGCCGCCACGCTGCCCGCCTCGACGGTGCGCTATATCCAATCCAAAATTGAGGCCGCGCGATGAACGACCCAAGCGACGAAATACCCGACCATGAGCTTGACTATCTCGAAGACCGTGAGCCGCCGGCTGAGTCTTGGGAAGATAGAGCCGCCGACGATGCTGGCGTACCACGATGGGGGCCGATATGAGACGCTTAGCAATTATTGATGACGCTTGGAGTGGGTACGCATTACGCGAACCCGACGCAGACGGAGGGCGCACAGTTGCGCTCGCCATCCCAAACTATAGCGACGCGACGCTGTTGGCCGCCGCTCCAGTTATGTTGAAAGCACTCGACGAGATCGTCAAACGATTCGACCCGCTAGGCGTGGCCGCTCCCGACTGTGCACGCTGCGAAGACTGCAACCGGCACCCGTCCTCGCACGCGCATGGATGCACGATTAAGGGCGCATTGGAGGCCGTCGCAGCGGCTAGGGGGCGCGTTATATGAGGTCGCTTATAACTTGGGTGCTATCAATGCTATTTGCGCCGCCGTGGGTGGAGCCGCCGCCCGTCCGCGAGGATTGGCGCGGGCTGCCGGAACCTAACTGGCGGTGTCGTCGATGGGGGGTCGATTATTTATGACACGCCTAACCGACGAAGAGCTGCGCCAACTATTTGAAGACGACCCGACACCGCCGGAGCCGTGGGACTCTGCTCACGTTCGCTTAAAACGAGCGGAGAGGGCTTTGGGGGCGATTCTGGAGTGCCAGAGTACCGAAGCCTTGCCGTGGCTCATGCAAGCGATAGCCGCCCGTGGGCTTGGCCGTGATGACTTGGCCGACGAATTGTTAAGAAAAGTTGAGGACGCAATAGGCCGCCTCATGGACGGGGACGGATGATCGCCCTATTGGCTGCGGTCGCTGCCGCACTCATTCTCGAACTGCTATCAAACGACTAGCCCCCTTTCGGGGGCTTTTTTATTTCACGACGGTGAGCGTCACCGGTACGGGCTGCTCGACCATGTTGCGCAATTCGCTTTTCGGCACGCTAATGAAATCGGGGTGACAATAGAGGTGACGTTTGTTCGGGTACTTGCGGCTCGCGCACATTCCACGGTCGAGCCAGCCGGCTTGCTTTAGCGCGACCAACATACTCTCGCGGTTCACCCTCGGCGCATCCTTGTTATTTTTAATAATCCGCAGCGCGATTAGGTTGAGCGGCGTGGAGATCACTCCACGAGCGAATTCGCCCACCTTGTTCTCGGCCATATTCTGAACATACGACTCCGCATGATTCAATGCCAATTCGACGAGCGCGAGCTTGGCATCGGTCGTCGGCGGTGTCATGCCAGGGTTGAACGCGGCCACGTCGCGCTGGTCGAGATAGTCCGCGACGATTTCAAACCCGCCGGCTTGATACCAGTTCCAAATCCGAATTGCATCCGACTCTGCCATGCGGCCACCGTCCGACCAAATGACAAACCATCGGCGGTCATCGGCGGGCAGGGATATAGCGGCTCGCTCGTTACTGAACGCCAGCATCAGCAGCCGGTTTACCGCGTAATACGGGTGCACCCCTTTCCGGTTTACTTGCAAGAATTCTGGGGGCGCGGCAATGAGCGGCTTTAACGTATTTTCAAAGCCCCGTTTATCCATGCGAGCGTGCTGGCGCAGTTCGTTAACGACTAGCACTTCAGACTCCAGCGCGTAGCCCCACTGCCCGAGCAGTTCCTCGTGCCGCACCACTTCCACGTTCGCGTTACGCGGGCCGCCAATCGACCAGATAAACGGGGCCCACATCGTATCCTTGCCGCTACCCGGCGCACCGCCATGCAGCACCGCATGGTTAATCTTGCGGTTCGGGTTTTGACGCTTAAACGCCATCACGTTTAAAACGTGCTCACGTTCCATTGGATCGGGAATCATGCGCTCAACGTGCTCGAGCCACAGTCGCGCATCACCTGGGCGACCCTTCGGGCGAGCATTTCTCCACCGATTGCCGAACACTTCACCGTTGCGGCTGACCAAGTTTTCATCGCCCGCCGCGAACGTCACGCCTTGCAGCGTATAGCCCCCGCGAGCGCGCCGGTTCTCGTCAAACCATAAAGCAGGGTCGATGCGCCGCTCCGCGTGGATGCTCTGCAAGTTCGGCTCATGCCGGTACAAAGCGTTAAAGACTGAGCGGGCGTATTCCTTGCGGCCCACGAGATCGAAATAACTGTCGCCGTCGCTCACATACGCAAAGCGGGCGTGCCACTCCGATTTCGGCAGGTTGCTGACATCGGCTTTAGCAACTTCGCTAAGAACATCGTCTATTGCGTTTTCCAATGTGTTCTCCTACGATGCTCTGGCATCGTTTCTCCGAGAGAGTAACTCGCCCCCGTAGACTCCTAGCTGCGGGGGCTTTTTTTATTGGTGCTTGGAGATTTCCCGCGCCAAGTACCATGCCGCTTTCTGCAAATCCTGCAACGGCGTGCCTTTCTTCCCGGCGCGAGAAACGTATTTGACCACGTTTCCGAGGTTATAGTTGAGTCGCTTCGCCTCGATAAAGTCGATGGTTTCTATACCCCCGTCCGTATAGTGGGCGGGATGGTTGACCGGATCGGGCTGCGTTTGTCCGCTTAAGTCCGGGGGCGTCCATTTCTCCAACACCAACGGCGGCTCCCACTTGTGTTCATGTTGCTTCATTGACTTTCTTCCATCCCTTACTGGTTTTGACAAACCCTGCAAAATTCAACGCTTCTACGCTGCGACAATGCCCGCCCATGTATTTGTGCTGGCGAAAACTGTCGGGCGTCGCGAAGACTTCCTTGCATTCATGGCACTGCCGAACCTTTGACACTTTGTACCCCATCACTTCCTCACTAACCGAACGACTCGCCCAATAGTCGAGCAAAACGAATTAACCCACGCCTGTTTTACGGGCCGACGCACATACTGATTGCAGTGCTTACAAAAATAACGGTACTTTGTCATGTCGAGCTCGAATTGCAGCAGCGCATTGATCGGCAGTTAAAGCAGAATTTTCGGGATGTTCTAATACCAAGTTCTCGCACGCCTTCGCACACCCCTCACGTTCAGCTGCAATAGCAGCGTTTACAGTGTCTTCAAGCATATTCAATATAGTTGCGTATTTATAAAACCAATCTGGAATTGGATTGTTCATTGCGTCCCCCACTTAAACTCGCCCGTTTTGCCATCATAGTGCGCGCAATCGTTTTTAATGGCTTGAGCTTGGGCAGTCCGTTGCGCAAGTAGGTATCCAAACCACGCTCCAACCAATAACCCGACCAGCGCAATCGCCAATTCCGGGCGTACTTCTTTGACATTCATAGCCCCACCATTTGCATTTGTCCGCGCAGCACATAACTCGCGTACTGTTTGCCGTTACGCTTTTCCGTGAGCGTTTCAATGTCCAGCCCCGCCTTGCGTAATTCGTCAATGCGTGCGGCTAACCGAAAGCATCCGTAATTCTGCAAAGCATCCAACGGCGTAATCGGTTTGCCAGCCAGTAAATGCTGTTTAATTGCATCGTTTTGCGTCACTGCTGTCTCCTATTGGCACAAATTGTGCGCCATGTATCGAGGACGATACGTTCCGTCTCTCGCTTGTTAGCAATATGGCCGTAAAGCGCGAGCGTCGATACATAGTGTTCGTGCGCCTCTTTTGACTTGGCGTGCATCGTTGCCGTGGCCTGCCGCTCTGCGACCGTTCCCTCAGCATGGATAAACACCATCTCTTTCGTGCGCTTGTATGCGTACTCCGCTCGCTCTACGTCCGCCTTCGCCGCCGCGCAAGTCTCGTCAGTATCGACGAGATAGCGCAGGGCTTTTTCTGCACGTTCTTCGCTAATCATCAGAACGGCACGTCGTCATCTTCAAACGGGGCCGCTACGTCGCTGTTCGCAACCTTCTTGCCGGTCACAGACTTCTCACGCGGCAAACCGTCTTTCGGCGTGATCGACAGCGAAAAGAATTCTTCCCCTGCCAGTTTGCCGCCTTCCTTGCCGACTTTGATCCATGCAGACAACCAGTATTCGCAGCCGCCCACGTTCAACGAGCCGCGATAGTCCGGCTGCTGCTTGGCTTCCTTGTCTTTGTTCTTGGTCAAGATTCCAGAATTAGTGTTGTCGTATTGCTTCACAGGACAAGCTCCTTTAGTTTGCTGACTTTGGTTTCCAGTTCCGCGAGGAATTCGCGGACTTCATGCTCAAGCATCTTGATCGCGTCGTCATCTCGAAAGATTCGTACGACCAAGAGTTGCAGGCTTTCGGGCATACGGGGGTCATACGACACCCAATCGCACCACTCTGCGTCGATGCAATTCATTTGCCAATGCATCTGGTAAAAGTATTTCTGCGGCGGCTCCCGCGTCAGTAGCCATTCAATGTGGGTTGCTGTATTGGGACACTTAATCTCAATACAGCCGTTCGGCTCCACGAGGCCATCGGGTGACGCACCGGACTGCGAAATTGCCGAATGCGGAATGAAACCCACTTCCGTCACAAGGTTGCCGGTTTTAATGACATACGCATCACGCGCCGCATCCTCGTGGTCAATACCCCACTGCATTGCGGCGTTGATGAAGCCTTCCTCGCGCTTGCCGGTCAGTCGCTCGCAGATCAACTCCGCCATGTAGTTTGCGCGGGATGCTGCGTAGCCGTTCCGTGTCTTAGCGCATACATCAGCCATGCGGCTCGCCGTCACTTTGCCAATGCGGGCGGCAAACCATTCGTCAGTTCGCTGTTCCATTTAAGCCCCCAGTTTCGTTTTTCGCGCGGTGAATAACGCTTGGTGCGCTTTGCGTTCATCTTGCGACAACTGCTTAAAGAGCGCAGTCAGTTCGGTCATATTGGCCGCAAGGTCAATTGCCGTTTCAATCGCCGGATCGGTCATTGGCGTTGCTGCAACTTCATGCGTCGTTGCATCGGCGTCATTGTCCGCTTCGGTCGGGATACAAAAAGTTTGGAACGCAGCGTATTTATAAGCCGCAGACATAGCCTTGTTGCTTGATTTGTCACCGGAGTCCATCGCCTCCCCAACGGTAATGACGGTATGTTTGGAGCCATCCTCGGCGGCTACAAAGTCGAACTCAACGATTAGCGTGGTGTAGAACAACGCGCCGCCCGACTTGGTTTGCCGCTCCAGTACCTGCCGATTTTGTACACGAGGCAGGATGCAAAGGCCGTGCTTCGACAATAGCGGCGACAGCGCGCCGTAAACTTGGTCAATGCCTCGAAACTGATAGCCCTGCTGCGCGTTCTTGGAATCTTTCGCAATACCAATGCGCGATAACTCCGCTGTAACAGCGGCAATCTTTTCGTAAACCTTCATCGCTTGATCTCCCGGTCAAATGCCGCGTTGAAGTGCGACATGATGTCGTTGTGGATTTTGAGCATCGGAACGGAACCCTCAGAGCCAATGCGCTTCAGTTCGTTCGTCGCTTCGATAATGTTGAACATCGCAAGTTCGGCTTTTTCTTGTTCTAGCCGCAGAGCGTCACGCTCCATCTCTTGCAGAATCTGATCGTCGTTTTCCATGCGTATCTCCTAAGTGAGGCCAATCCTCACGGGCAAGTCTGCCTAGGTTGACATGGCCTGTCAACCCCTTTAGTCTGATTCTATGAAACCGAAAGACCTATTAAAAAAATACGGCTCGCAGAACGCTGCCGCTAAAGCCCTTGGCATCTCTCGCCAAGCCATTCACAAGTGGTTTCGGGACAACAAAATCCCGATGCTGCGCCAGTATCAAATAATGATCCTGCAACAAGAGAACGGACAACGATGACCAACGACAAATCAATCGTTAGTAGCGACATTAGTTACTCGATAACGGAAAACCAAGCCATGTGGGCGGAAATAGCGACCACGCCAATCGGCAAACTGCGGTTAGCCGAAGCGTACCTAGCTCGCATTACCGTCGGGCCGTGGGAGACGCGCAAGATGCTAATGGACGAGCTACGCGGTTGGGTCGGCGGTCATATCCGTGACGCCAAGCCGCAGGACGTGCTGAACGATCCGCATTGCCACGGCCTTGTACGGCACCTGTACGGCGAACCGGGCATCAACCGACTGAAGAAAAGGGCTGAGGAGGCGGCGGCGAACTTGCAAGGGGGCACAGTGGCGAACTTGGCAAAAACTTTGAGGTTGCCATGAGATACGCCAAACGTCGGGACAATAACCATAAAGAAATAGTGTCCGCGCTACGGGCGGCAGGGTTTGAGGTCATCGACTTTGGCTCGGCGGGTCACAGCATTCCCGACCTATTGGTCAGCAAAGAGGCTCAGATCGGCCAGCCGTGGATATGTTGGGTAGAGGTCAAGGACGGCAGCGGACGCCTCAGAGACGGTCAGAAACGGTTTCAGAGGCTATTTGAGCCTAGGGGCGAGTGGTACGAGGCGCGTACCGCAGAAGACACGATCTGCGCCCTGCAAGCCCTCTATCTCCAACGCGCAACATAGTTTATGATGGCGGCATGATTAAGAACTGGTCAGAGCTCAACGCAATGCTGCCGAAACTCACGGAGCAGGAAGCCGAAGCGTTGTTGCACGAGGAGATGGACGGACGCAAGCGCAAGACGTTTGCCCTGCGCCTGCATCAGCGTTACTGCACGTTGCGCGCCGCTCGGGAGCGTGCGGAACTTATCGGCGTGATCGGAGAAAGCGCAGGTAATCGGCACCTTCCTCCGGTTCCCACCACACCTTCACCATATCTGGGTGATCCGGCGGCAGTGTAGGATTGATTGTCGTGAGCGCGCACGGACTCAGCGCGTTATCGCGGAAGCCCTTGTCCTTTGCAAACCGGTCGAACACCTTGTAGCTCGCAACCTTTAGCGCGTGCATCGTAATCCCGCTAATCGGGTCTTTCAGCACGCTATACGCCGACTCGTGCTTATGGCCGGCGACGTAGATATGGTCGCGGGTGCCTAGCATCGCAGCCTTCATCGGCCCGTGAGCCGGGTTCCAGATGGACGAACCGGCATGGTCGTGACGAGCGTTGATGCGCACTTCAGCCCCGTTTGCGAACTTTAACGCGATTCGCGCTTCACTTGACTTGTACAATGCTCCCTGCTGCTTGGCGATCCAACGGAGGGGGTCACCGGCTCCCGACCACGCATCGTGGTTGCCCGAAATCATGTACAGCCAGTTGCACCGTCCGATAAACCATTCGGCTAACTTCCACGCTTGTGACGCAGAGGTGCTCTGATCGGCGTATAGCCTTGCTAGGCGGCCCACCCAGTTATTTGTGGTGTCGCCTACATTAACAGCGAAAAGGCCCTCAGTGGCGTTTACGAGCGCCGTATGGCGTTCTAGGGCCTCAATGTCGGTGCCGTCGTCATCGACGTGCGGGTCGCCAAAATGCAGGATGCCAATAGGGCCAGGCACCTTAACGCGAATTGGAATCAGTTTAGAAGCTTCTTCGTATTCGCGTTTGTGTGCGAATTGCCGCTTACGGTGCTTAACAAGTTCTTCGATGCTGATGTCGTTTTCGGGCAGCGGAGTGAACTCAAACTCTTTGTCGCCTGCCTTCTTCGGCACGTTGTAGGTCGTCTCCAACCCTTTTACGCCGTTTGCCATCAGTATTGAGGCGCGTTCTATGACCGACCGTGGAGTGATTCCAAGTTCCTTCGCGGCGTCCATTCTGATGCCTTTGTGTTTACGCAAACAGGCAATCAGCTGTTCGTTAGAAACCGTGCGTTTAGCCATAATTTCTCAACCGTGACTAAGATTTAGTCACCTTACCACAAAAGTTGTGGCACAACAAATGTCGTTATATGTTTCTTTCGAAATGCGGTACGTCGACAAACCGCCATGACCCGCCCCAACGGTTTTTGGGGTGCAAAGACTCCCAATATTGGCCTAGCGGCTTAAGCGTATCGACATTGTAGATACATTTGCCGTCTTTGAAGAAGTTAAGGTCGATGGCAAGCCGGCGCAGATGGTTGCTCTGCATCGTCTTTGACCGGCCCGTCTTGACGTAAATCTGCTGTTGTTCGGCGGTGCGGTACAGTTCGCCGCCCGTGACCGTGAAGCCTAGTTCCGTGGCTTTAGCAATCAGTTTGCACGCATCGAGCAGGAACGCGGCTTGCTCTTGCACCATGCTCATTTGAGCGCCTTCTCTAGTTGCTCGGCCTTGTCCTTGCTGCCTTGGCTGCTGCCGAAGTAATACGACACGATCTGCGTGCTGATGGCCGACAGGACGCCAAGGATGTAAATCAGAATGTCCTTGCGGGATGAGTCGACCGGGGCCTCTTGGAACATGACAACGCTAAATAAACCTAGCGTGATGAGTAGAATCCCTAACGCCAAGATCGGCGTGATGACTTTGTTCAGCAGGGGAGCGTCCTTGCTCGTCGCAATCGCGGTTTCACGGCTGCGTGCGGAATCGGTGTCCTTCAACCGCATCCCTAATTCTTCAAGGTTGAGTTTGTTTTCCTCAAGGCGGAGCCGCATGAGCTCCTCCTCGTGTTCCATCTCTGCAACCTTAATCTGAGCGATCTGTTCGGGCGGCATATTGGGCGATAACTTGACGCCCAACTTGTTCTCAACGAACTCCTGCCCCTTTGCCATAACGGCATTGGCGACCAGCCCTAGCCCGTTTGTCAGCAGGGTTTGGATAATCGGCATCATCGCTTGGCACGCTCCTCAAGTAAGCGCAGGCGCACGTTGAGGTCATTGATCTCGCGCTGGAGGTCTTCGCGCATCTTGGCGCGCTTGTCGGCAGATAGCGGCGAATCGGTTGGAATGCCCTCTG